TTTTTTTATTTTTTTTTTTTTTTAGTAAAATTAAAGAAATTAAAACTAAACTCGTCGGCTTCACCGACGACCAGGGAGTCCAATAAAGAACTCACGTGGCCAATGGTGGTTGGCGAGAGGTTGGGAGAGATCCATTAGATGGGAGAGAGTCTCAAACAAGGAGGGGAAGCGGCTTGCTTGCATCTTGACAGATGTGGGAGATTCTTCATCTAAGTACCTAAACATAAAGTCGAGCTCACGTTGATTGGGAACGATACCATGCTTTTCAGTGAGATATTTGTAAATGTCTTCACAGATAAGGTATGTTCGTGGGAGCTGACCACATGCGGCGTATGCAATTCCAACGCATCGAGCGGCGACATCTTCGGGTCTTGTGGACCGTTCGGGGTGTCTGAGCTGAGCTAAGAGTTGGAGTTCATCGCGGTAAGGTATTCCATTGTGGTTGCGGTAGCGTAAAACTTCTGCACCTTCAAGGGAGGGACGGATTTCTGACTTCCTTTCGCTGAGAATTGCACCAAAGTAGTAGGATGCATAATGCTTAAAGATAGTTAGAAATGAATTTGCGATCAAAATGAAACAGCAGAGTAGCATGAATATAGAATCGTCACCTTGAACTTTGATAATGACTTTGTCAAGATCGAAGCCCATGCGGGATAGAATTGTGAATATCATGACCATGTTGTATAAGGAATCGAGAATCTGCGTTTGAAAGTAGCCTGAGAAGATACCGGAGTGTTGAAACTCGTAGAGGGTACCATCTGGCATGAGCAGGGGGATGGTCAGAACGGTGTCTGTCATCCAATTCCATAGGTTTTCGAGTTTTTCAGAGATCGGGAGTTGATCGGGCTTATCTTGGTATGTCTGGTTGACAATGGTAGGATGATAGCCATTTGAAAAATCAAAAATTGGTCGTAAAATGTGTGTATGTATGTCACGAATACAGGTGTGTCGAGCGTATCGATCAAAACCTGACCAGTCGAGGGTTGCGACTAGTTCGTGGCGGGGAGCATGCTGATTGAAAAATCCTCGTAATCGGTACCATCCACCTAGGAGGGTTTCGAAACCCCAGAGCATGAAAGATTTGGAACCTTTCATCAAAAGGAGGTGTACTTGTAGAGGCCAGATAAACATCAGTTCGGCGGTAAGGAGAGTGAATGGAGCGCCAAAAACTAAACGGACTTTGTCATCTTCGTCTTGTTTGACGAGGTGTTGTCGAGCGAACGCGGTGTTCCAGTAACGGAGGTCGTGTCCTTTCGAGTTGTGTGTGTGTCCATGTTTTATGAGATGTATATTTTTCCGGGTGATATGAAAAGCTTCGGAGTAGAGATTGTGCTTTGTCATACGAGTGTCGCTGATAGTAAGAGGCTCACTAGTAGAGTGGGCTTCAGTGAATAAGTCACGATGTGCGCGATTTTCGAACGGAATGTTCTTCTGTTGAAAATTGAATTTCGCTTTGACGTAATTTTTCCAATCGTCGGAGACGTTGAAGGGTGCACCAATGTTGGTGGATAAGCGCCAGTTGTATCGAGGGAGGTCGGCAAAGTGGACAGGCTGGAGGGGAACTTCAGGAGTGATGAGCTTGCGAATGTGTGTGATAGCATTCCAATAGTGTTCATCTTTTGGGACTGAGTGTTCTTGGGAGTTGAGCTTGTCAATATCTTTGGCGAGTGCGTCTTCGTTCCAGGCTGAGCGGCGATAGCCATGAATGACTTCGTCAGCTTCGGCTGATTTGAGGTAGGTACGGAGAGAGTGATCGATAATGCGATTAACAAATTGAGTGAGAGGGTTCTCAGCTTCATCTTGTTGAGGGTTGCGACCGTGAATCTTGGGAGCGATCTTCGGATAGAAGGCTTTCTTGAGGAGATTGAGCATGTTTGCGGGTTAAATAGCAAAGGTAGAGGTTGTGCGGAGCAGTGAACTTACAGGGGGAAACGTTGAGTATGGAGTATTGACTCTGAAATTAGTATAGATTCGCTGAG